GCGGCGAACGACCGCGAGCAGGCCCGGACGATGTTCCGCATGGCCTCCGCCGTGATCGAGGCCTCACCGCAACTGTCGAAGCTCCTCGAGGTGATCGACTACAAGAGCGTGATCCGGAACCGGCAGCATGGGAACGAGATCCGCTGCCTGTCGAGTGAGTGGCGGAAGCAGGAAGGGCTGAACGGCTCGGTCATCCTCGACGAGATCCACAGTTTCCGCTCGCCGGCTCTGGTCGATGCCCTCGTCTACGCGATCCGCGGAACGCCGAACAGCCTCGTGATGTCGATCTCGACGGCGGGCGACGACCGGAACGGAATCGGCTGGCAGTGGTGGAAGGATTCGGAACTGGTGATGAAGAACCCCGCCGCGAACCCGACCTTCTACGGGCTGATCTACGCCGCCGACCCCGAGGACGACTTCTCCGACCCGGCCGTCTGGCGGAAGGCCAACCCGTCGATGGGCGTAGCGTTTCCCGAGTCGGAGTTCGCGGCCGACTACCAGGACGCGACGACCGATCCGCGGAAAATGTCGAAGTTCCTCCGCTACTCGCTCAACGTCTGGCAACAGGCCGACGCCCGCTGGTTCCACGGCGACGACTGGGCGAAGTGCGGCCGCGAGCCGCTGGAGCCGCTCCCCGGCCGGCCCTGCTGGGTGGGCGTCGACCTCGCGTCGAACCTCGACATGACGAGCGCGGCCTTTGTGTTCCGGGAGCAGGACGGCTCCTACTCGGTCGAGTGGAAATACTGGGTGCCGTCGGAGACCGTCGGCGACCGGGTCCGCGAGGGAATCCCGTATGACACCTGGATCCGCGAAGGCTGGGTGACGGTCACGGACGGCCACCGGCTCGACCACGAGGCGGTCGCCCGCGACATCGTCGCCTACGGGGAGTCGCACGAGATCCGCGGCGTCGGGGTCGATCCCTGGCAGGCCGGGGCCTTGGAGACACTCCTCCAGCGGGAAGGGATCGAAGTGAAGTCGGTCGCGCAGCGGACGGCCTACCTGAACGCGCCGTGCAAACTGCTCGAGGCCCTGGTCGTCGAGGGCCGGCTTCGGCACGGGGCGAACCCGGTCGCGGCGTTCAACGCCAACAACGTCTGTGTCTACACGGACCCCACGGGCATGATCAAGCCGGACAAGGCGAAGTCGAGCGAGAAGATCGACGGGATCGCGGCGCTCGTCAACGCCCTCGCGCTCGCCTCGACCGACGACGCGGAAACGGGCAGCGCGGACGACTGGAAGATCCACGTTCTCTGAAACTTTCCCGGGCCCGGGCGGCCGCGCGAGACTGACGGACGGCGGGCCGGCCGAGCCCGCAGCCCGAGGGTCCGCCGATGCCCCGCAAGCCCGCCGCCACTCCGCGCCGCAAGGCCGCCGCGCGGCCGATCCGCGGGACGCTCGTCAACCTGCGGAGCAGCCTGGCCGACATGACCTGGAGCCTGTCGCCTCGCGACATCGGCCCGGAGACCGCGATCCGCGTCTCCTCGATCCTCGGGGTCGTCCGCTGGATCTCGCAGGCCGTGGCGGTGATGCCCCTCCAGATCATGCGGACGCTCCCCGACGGGCGGAAGGAAGACGCGGCGATCCCCTGCTCCTACACGCTGCGGAAGCGGCCGAACCCGTGGCAGAGCGCCTACGACTTCTGGCAGCTCGTCTCCTACTGGACGGCCCTCTACGGGAACGCCTACGCCCGCGTCCTGCCCGGCCCGCGCGGCTTCTGCTCCGAGCTGCGGCCGATGCACCCGTCGCGGGTGAAGGTCGATCGGCTCTCCGACTACTCGCTCGCCTACACGTTCTTCAATGACCGCGGGACCTGGGAGCCGGTGCCGGCCTCCGAGGTCCTGCACTGGCGGTGGCTGTCGAACAACGGCGTCGTGGGCATGGCCCCGGCGGAGCTGTGCGGGACGTCGATCGCCCTCGCCCGCCAGCTCGACATCGCGGCGACGGCCTTCTGGCAAAACTCCGCCCGGCCCGACGTCGTCCTGGAGACCCAGGAGAAGATCCCCGACGAAGCCGTCGCGGCCCTCCGCGAGCAGATCCGGACGCTCTACGGCGGCGCCGCGAACCGCGGCAGCGCGGCCGTCCTGCCGAAGAAGACCAAGCTCGTCCCGATCGAGTCGAACAGCATGGAGGCGAACCAGTTCCAAGAGTTGAGGGACGCGATCCTCCCCGACGTCTGCCGCTGCTGGGGCGTTCCCTCGACGCTCCTCGGCGACGCCCGGATGGCGAAGTATTCGACCGTCGAGCAGGAGCATCTCTCCGCCCAGGTCTGGTGCCTGTTGCCCTGGCAGAAGCGGATGGAGGGCCCGGTCGACATGCTCCTCCAGCCGGTCTACGGCGAGGACGTCTACGCGAAGCTCGACAACCGCGGGCTCCTCCGCGGCGACACCGCGGCCCGGTCTTCGCTCTACCAAACGCTCTGGAACATGGGGGCGATCACGCCGAACGAGATCCGCGACCGCGAGGATCTGCCGCTCCTCGAGGACCCGGCCGCGAACGAGACGTTCGTGCAACTCGGGTTCTCGACGCTGGCCGCGGCGGCCGCCGCCCAGGCCGGGGCCGCCGGGGGCGATCCGCCGGCGAGCGATCCGACCGACGACACGCCGGCAGACGACACGCCGGTCGACACGACCGTGGACTCGGAGACCGACCCGCTCGCGGCCGCAGCCTCCGGCGCGGCCCTGGCCTCGACCGCCCTCAACGGCGCCCAGGTCGCGGCGCTCCTCGATGTCCTGAACCAGATCGCCGCCGGCACGATCGACAAGGACGCGGCCGTCGCCCTGATCACCGCGGCCTTCCCGACGATCACCGAGGCCCTCGCGTCGCAGATGGTCGACGGCACCAACCCCGCCCAGCCAGGAGGCCAGAACGATGCAACCTGAACGCCGCTACCTCCCGATCGCCGAAGGCGGGGAACTGACGGTCGAACAGCGGGACGGCGAGGCACCGAAGATCCGCGGCATCGCGCCGCCGTGGGACTCGCTCTCCTCGGACCTGGGCGGCTTCCGCGAGAAGTTCGCGCCGACGGCGTTCGACAAGGTTCTGGCGAAGAAGCGGCTCGACGTCCCGCTGCTCTTCAACCACGACGACTCCAAGATTCTCGCGAGGACCACGAACGGCACGCTCCGGATCGAGAAGACCGACAAGGGCCTGGCCTATGAGGCCGATCCGGTCGCGACTCCGACGGCCGCCGAGGTCCTGACGCTGATCCGCTCGAAAACGATCTTCGGCTCGTCGTTCGCGTTCACCGTGAACGAGAAGGGAGAGAGCTGGGACGAGGACGGCCGCGGCAACGTCACGAGGACGATCAACGAGGCGTCGGGCCTCTACGATCTGTCGCCGGTCACCCGCGCGGCCTACCCGTCGTCGGCTCTCTCGGCCCGGTCCCTCGACCTCTGGCGATCCGCCCGCGCCGCCGCGGCCGCCCCCGGCTCCGCCCCGGGGCTGCTGATCTCGATCGACTTCGACCAGACGTTCACGGCCGCCCCCGGCCTCTGGCGGAGTTTCATGACCGAGGCCCTCGCCCGCGGAAACCGCGTCTGCTGCGTGACCCGGCGCGAGGACACGGAGAAGAACCGCGAGGAACTGCGGCTCGCGTTCGGGGGGCATTTTGGCGACTTGGCCGGCGTCGTGCTCGCCGGGCCGGACCGACGAAAGCGGTCGGCCGCAGCCGACGCCGGCCTCTCGCCCGACATCTGGATCGACGACAAGCCCGAGACCGTGCCGGAGCCAGAGGAGACCCGCGGCGTCCGCGTGTCGAGCCTCGCCGGTGCCCGGGCCGCAGCGGCCGCCGCCGTCGCGAGGATGCGGATCCATGCCGGCTAAGTGCACGCGGTGCGGCGGTCGGGCCCGCGTCGATTCGTCGAAGCGGGCCGGCGACCGCCAGGTCCAGTACGTCGAGTGCCAGTCCTGCCGCGCCCGGTGCCGGCAGGTCGTCCCTGCGGATTCAATCTGGAGGCGCAGCCGATGACCGACACCAACGCCCCCGCCGCCGCGGCGGCCCCGTTCGACACCCTCGCGGCCCAGCTCGCCGCGTTCATGGCAGCGGCGAAGTCGTCGGCCGCCGACGGCCTGACCTGGCAGGAGTTCGGCGAGCTGCTCGTCTCGCTCCTGCGGCTGTGCGTCACCACGCTCGACACGGTCCAGGGCCTGTCGGGCGAGGAGAAGCGGGCGGTCGTCCTGGCCGCGGCCGCGAACCTGTTCGACCTCGTGGCCGACAAGGCGATCCCGACGGCCGTCTGGCCGCTCTGGATCCTCGTCCGCCCGGCCGTCCGGTCGCTCGTCCTGGCGATCTCCGCCGGGGCGATGGAGCAGATCCTGAAACTCGTGAGGTCGTGATGATCACCGCGCTCCTACTCGCCGCCGCCGCTCTGCTGTTCGCGAGCCCCGAACACCTGAAGGCGATCCGCGAGGCCGTCCGGCAGAAGGCCGCCGCGGCAACGCTCCAGCCGCGGCACCTGCTCGCCAGTGGCCTGGTGATCGGCGCCGCGATGGTCTGGTTCTCGGCCGGCCGCGACGAGGCGGCGCCGCCGCCCCCGGCCCCGGCCCCGGCCCCGGCGGGGCTGCACCTGCGCGGCCTGTTCAAGGGGCCGACGGCGTCGGAGGACGCGGCCACGATCGGCGGCCTCTGCTCCGAGCTGGCCGACGAGATCGAATGGGACGGCCGGCAGGCCGAGCCGTCCCTGAAGAGCGGCGTCGCGTTCGACGACCTGCGGCAGCGGGCCCGCGAGCTGCGATGCCGGGGCGTGTCGATCGGAGCCCGCCAGCCGGCGGCCCGAGACGCGATCCGCGTCTACCTCGAGGAGCAGGTCGGGACCGCCGGCGGCCCGGTGACACCGGAGCAGCGGGCGAAGTGGGTCTCGGCCCTCCGCGACATCGGCCGGGAGGCGACCGATGCGGCCCGATAGGCTTCGGCTCCTCGCCGTCTCCCTGCTTCTCGGTCTGGCCTTTGCGGCGGTCGTCGCGAGCCTGACGGGCGGCCCCCGGCCGGCCGGCTGGATCGACGAGGGCGACGGCCGGTTCGGCTGGCGGCCGGACCCCGCCGGCGTTCGCGAGTTCCTCGCCGAGCTGCCGGAGCCGACGTTCGCCCGGGCCGGGGCCGAGACCGTGGCGAAGGCCCAGGGGAAGGACACGTTCCTGTACCGCCCGGCCTACAAGGCCCACCAGGCCCTCTACAGCCGGCCGTGGATCGTCGAGCGGCAGGGCATCGGCGACTGTGTTTCGTGGGGCTGGGCCCACGGGATCTACGTCGCCCAGTGCGTCGACTGGGAAACCGGCCGGCTCGCGAACCCGCCCCCGTTCCCATCCACCGAGGCGATCTACGGCGGCTCGCGCGTCGAGGCCCGGGGCAAGTCGGGCGACGGCGCCGCCCCCGTCGGCGGCTGGAGCGACGGCTCCTACGGCGCGGCCGCGGCCCGCTGGGTCCGCGACTGGGGCGTCGTCTACCGCGAGCAGATCGGCGACCTCGACCTCCGGGCCTACTCCGCCGACCGGGCGAAGCAGTGGGGCGCCTACGGCTGCGGCGGCAAGGGCGACGGCGGCCGGCTGGACGGCGTCGCGAAGCGGCACCCGGCGACCCATATCGCCCTCGTGACGACCTGGGACGAGGCCGCCTCCGCGGTCGAGGCCGGCTTTCCGATCCCGGTCGCCTCGATGCAGGGATTCACGAACACCCGCAACGCCCACGGCTACGCCGCGGCTTCCGGCCAGTGGGCGCACGAGATGTGCTTCGTGGCCGTCCGCTACCAGCGGAACGGCTCGCCGTCCGACGCTCTCCTCTGCCTGAATTCCTGGGGGCCGAATTGGATCACCGGCCCGAAGTGGCCGGCAGACATGCCCGACGGATCGTTCTGGGTCGAGCGGCGTGTCGTCGAGCGGATGCTCGCCCAGGAGGACTCGTTCGCGGTCGGGTCGATCGCCGGCTTCGGCTGGCGCGACCTGCACCACGGGAACTGGATGACCCCCGCGCCGGAGGCTGGCCGATGACCGTCACGTTCACGAAGCGGCATGCGATCTACGCGGCGGCCGCGGTTCTGCTTCTGTTCTGGTTCTCGGCCCCTGCCCGTGGGCCGTTCTCGCCGGCACCGTTCATCCCGAGCCCGTTCTCGCCCCAGCCCGACCGGCCCGTCCTGCGGGTGATCGCGCGTCTCGCGAAGACGTTCCTCTGGGTGGCGCTCGTGGCCGACGGACCGCCGGCCGACGCGGCCGAGTACCAGACCGTCCGGGCCCGCGTCGGTGACGACGGGCACCAGGTCCTCGAGCATGGCAGGGGGTGGTGATGTTTTCTGGAATCTGGAACGCGTTCCTCGCGTGGCTTGTCTGGCTCTCGGCTGACCCGGCCGCGATCGACGCGGAGGCCCCGAAGGCCGCCGCCGCGGTGGCCGCCGCCCGGGCGAGCCTCGCGGTGGACGCCGCGCCGCCGGCGCCCCCGGCTCCGCCCCCGGCCCCCGGCCCGAAGCCGAAGCCGACCGGATGCCGGTGCGGATGCACGAACGGCAAGATCAAGCCCGACGGCCGGATCGAGATCCCATGCGAATGCTCGCCGGCCTGCACCTGTAAGGCGGGGAAGTGCGCCGGCGGCAAGTGCCGTCCCTGAAATCGTCCTACCGTAGGACAGCCGAAACTTTTCCGGGGGTGGTGCCGGCTGGCATTCTCGCGAGCGTCGGCCCGAACACCCCGCACGCAAGGACGCGAACCATGCCCAGCCCCAAGCTCGCTCGACTCCAGGACGAAACCGTCGCCATCGAGAACGAGATCAACGATCTCCGTTCCGTGACCCCGGCCGACGACGCCGACAAGAAGCGGATCGAGGAGCGGCTCGCCGCCCTGTCGAACCGGGCCGGCGAGATCGCAGCCGAGGCGAAGGGCGAGCGGGCCCTCGACGACAGGCTCGCCTCGCTGCGGGCCGTCCGGACCAGCGACTCCGAGCCCCGCGGCGATGATCCGAAGGCCGACGAGCCGGCGCCCCGGTCGGACATCCGCTCCGGCGTCCGGGCGTTCTCCTCGGTCAAGGCCGCGGCTCTGGTCGGCGGCTACCTCCGCCAGCTCTTCACCGGCGAGGTCCGGGCGATGGGCGAGACGAGCAGCACCTACGACGCGAAGGGGGCCGAGTACGTCATCGGCGAGCTGTTCGCGGCGATCGTGAACCGGCTCCAGTACAGCTCGGTCGCCCTCCAGCTCGCGACCGTCGTCACCCCGCGCGGGGCGAAGATCTCGTTCCCGAAGGTCGGCGACGCGACCGCGTCGTTCGTGGCCGAAGGGACGGCGACCACGGATCAGGATCTGGCGACGAGCATCGCGGACCTGACGCTCTACGAGATGCGGGCCTCGTGCGCCGTCTCGCGGGCCCTCCTCGAGGACAGCCCGATCGACGTCGCCGGCCTCGTGGCCGATCGGTTCGCCCTGGCCTACGCCCAGAAGTTCGACGCGGTCTGGCTGGGCGGCAACGCTTCCAGTCCGTCGATCACCGGCCTCGCGGCCGCCGTGGCCGGCGGGAACACCATCACCGTCGGGGCCTCGGCCGCGACGACTCTCAACAACCTTGCCGACGTCGTCGGCAAGGTGGACGAGACCGTGATGGGCACCGCCTCCTGGGTGGTGTCGAAGGCCGGCTGGGTGGACCTGATGAAGCTTTGGTCGTCCCAGCAGACGACCACGACCGTGGGCGGCGGGCGGATCGTGCCGACTGTCTTCGGTGCCCCGGTGTACCTCGTCAAGGGTTTGCCCTCGACGACGCTCGCCCTGTACGGCGATTTCATGATGGCTTCGGCTGTCGGCGTGAAGGACGGCGGCCTGGAGATCGAGGCCGGCCGCGAGATCCTGATGCGGAACCGCCAGGTTCTCTACGTCGCGAATACCCGGTTCGGCGTGGCGAACCACGCCCCCGAGTTCGTCGGCCGGCTGGCGAAGGCTGCGTCCTGAACCTGACCGCGTGAGTGCAAACCAGGCCCGGGGGCCGGCACGGATGCCAGCCCCCGGGCCGCCCCGTATCCGGAGGCCCCATGCAGACCGAGCCCCTCCGCCTGACCAGGAACTACCGCGGCTACCGCCGCGGCGAGGTGATCCAGGCGACGGCCGGGCTGGCGAAGACGCTCGTCGAGGCCGGCGTCGCGGAGCCGGTGAAGGCCGCCCCGCGGATCCCGGGCCTCGAGGTCGAGCGGGCGGTCGAGTCGGTCGTGATCGAAACGAGGTGATCCCGTGCCGATCCCGGCCCAGCCGAACACCGCCGCGAAGAACCTGATCGTCACGCCGCTCCGCGGCATGGGGTCGGCGAAGGTGGACCTCGTCCGCAGCGGCGCGAGCGTCGTCGTGACCGTGACGTTCGTCGCAAGTCTGAACTATTCCGGCTGGACGTGTTACGCGGAGGCGACGGCGGCCGACGCTGGGAAGACGATCGTCGTCCCGAAGACGATCACGACCGACGGCTCCGGCCGGCGGGTGGTGACGCTGACGTTCGTCCCGGCGACGTTCTACGGGATCTCCGGCCTCGACTTCGACGGCCGCTACGTCGCCTACCCGAGATCGTTCCGGCTGGAGTGCTGGCACGAGAACGTGATCGGCGGCAAGGTCTACGCCGACATCTTCCTCGGTGGCACCGTGTCGCTCACGACGGCCCAGCCGAACTACCTCCACTCGGTGACCCAGGCATGAAACCAGACACCCTCCGCGTGATCCAGTGGCCGGTGATCGAGCCCGTGAGCCTCGTCGAGGCGAAGGCCCAAGTCGGCCTGATGCCAGACCAGGCCGACCACGACACGCTCCTCCTGGGGAAGATCGCCGCCGGTCGCCGGCTGATCGAGCGGCGGCTCGGCCAGACGCTCGTGGCGACCCAGTACCGGGCGACCTGGGCGACGGCCCCGGCGGTCCTGACGCTTGCCGCCCCGCCCCTGCTGGTGGACGCGACCTACCCGCTCGCGGTCACGGTGGACGGCGTGGCCGTGGCGGCCGGCGACCTCGAGGTCGATGCCGACGCGATGCCGGCGACCGTGACGCTCCCGACCGGCACGGTGGGGAAGGTGGTCGCGACCTACTGGGGGGGCGTGGCCCCGGGGACGCCCGTCGCCCCGCAGATCCGGGCGGCCCTGCTGATGTACGTCGAGCACCTGTTCAAGAACCGCGGCGTCCTCGCGGAGGACACGGCGGTCGAGCTGCCGCAGGCCTTCGAGGCCCTGCTCGCCAGCGAATCCCACGACGGGGGCTGGTGACATGGGCCTCCCGTCCGGACTGCTCCGCGAGGTGTTCGCGATCGAATCGCCGACCGAGACCCGGAACGCCCTCGGGGAGAGCGTCCAGGCGTGGACCGAGGTCAGCCGCGTCTACGGCTCCTATGAGGCGGTGAGCTACTCGGAGCAGCAGCGGCGCGGCCAGATCGGCGGCTCGACCCAGGCGACCGTCCGGATCCGCTACGTCGAGGGCCTTCGCGGGAACTGGCGGCTGCGGTGGGTGAGCCGTGGCGACCGGCTGCTCTACATCTCCGCGGTCGTCGAGAAGGGCGCCCGCGAGGAGCACGAGCTGACCGTCGAGGAGCAGGCGACATGATCGCGCTCAACTGGCGGGGCATGTCGGGCCAGGTGGGGGCGCTCATGGCCCGCTATGACGAGCTGCCGCGGCACATCGCCAAGAAGCATTTGGGCGCCGCGATGAAGCGGGCCTTGAAGACCGGCGTTCCGGTCCTGCGGAAAAACACCCCGAAGAGGAAGAAGACGCTCCGCGCGTCGGCGGTCACCCGCGACACGCGAGGCCGGTTCACGAAGGGCTCCGGCAAGATCAAGAACATCGCCGGAGCCCTGCGCCGGGCGGCGACCGTGAATTCCAAGTACGCCGGCAAGAACCGCGACGGATTCGTGATCGGCCGGCTGGGCTACAAGTACGGCACCGAAAGCCGGAAGGCGATCTGGCTGGAGTTCGGGACGACCCAGATCGAACCCCGAAAGATCATGGAACGGACCCACGCCCAGGTGAAACAGCCGGCGTCGAAGATGCTCGTCGGCGAGATGCGAAAGGCCCTCAACAAGGCATGCGCAGAACTGGCCGCCGGGAAGAATCCTGGCGGCGCCCCCGGCTTCCGACGCAAGAGGTGACCCCATGCCGATCCCCACGAACTACACCGAGGGCTGGCTCCGCGACACGATCGAGGCCGCGGCCGGGTGCCCGGCCTACCCGCTGGCCGTCCCCGAGGGCGTCCTGCCGCCGTTCGTGATGTACGGCCAGGCGGGGCAGGAGGACCTCCAGACCCTCGACGAGGGATTCGGCTCCGTGACCCTGGTGCAGGGCACCTATTCCGTCTCGATCTGCGCCGACGGCTACCTCCAGGCGAAGCAGCTCGCCCGGGGGATCCGGGCCGCGCTCCGAAACTTTACCGGCCTCGTCGGCGACTTGAAGATTCACGAGTCGGCGATCACCGGCCAGCAGGACGGCGACGCGGTGTTCCTCGAAGGCCGCGACGTCCCGACCTACATCGTCGAACAGACTTACGCGATCACCTGGGAGGAATGAACCATGCCCGATCCCGTGACCTGGATCAGTTCGCAGGGGACGACGTTTTCGTTCGCCGGCGCGACCTTCAAGTGCATCGACATCAGCCAGGAGGGCTCGGCCCCGAGCCGCGAGCGGGTCGACCTCTCGACGCTCGACCTCGTCGACGGGGCCGAGAAGGTCTACGCGAACGCCCCGCTCAAGGATCCGGCCGACCCGAAGAAGATTACGATCCAGTTCCGGGCCTACGGGACGGCCACCGGCCCGACCGAGGGTGCCGAGGCCACGCTCACCACGACCGGCGGCAGCGGCACCTACCGCTGCACGGCGTCGAGCATCAGCCGTAAGACCGGCGCTTTCGTCGAGGGCTCGGCCACGTTCGAGCAGGTCCTGTCCTGATCCGGGGGTGATCCGTGCCCCTGCCCCCCAGTTCCCATCCGTGCATCGTCACCTTCGCCGGCGTCCAGATCGGCGCGCTGACCGGGTTTGACTCGGAGGCGCAGGCCGGTCAACTCCAGGACGTCACCCACGGTGACAGCCAGGTGGTCGGCTACGGAGAGGCCTCGCGGGTCCTGAAGGAATGGGACTGTACCTCGATCGAATCGGCGACGGCGTCCTTCCAGTTCTGGGGGCCGCCGTCGTTCGCGATCGCGGACGTCGGGATGCGCGGGCTGCTCACGTTTTCGGCCCCCGGGAACACCTACTCCGGAGAGGCGATCCTCACCCGCTGGAGTCATTCCGGCAGGAAGGGGGAGTTCGCCACCGGCTCCTGCTCGTTCCAGCTCACAGGAAGGCGATGACATGACGACGATCACGACGTTCGACGATCTCCTCGCGCTCGGTGCCACCGGCGACCCGATGCCCTACTTCTGCAAGGCGTGGAAGCGGACGGTCCTCATCAAAGACCCGACCGCCGAAGACCTCGACATCTGGCGGATGTACTGCAACCGGAACAAGGCGGCCGACGCCCCGTTCTCCGCGCGGCTGCTCCAGATCATGCTCGTCAACGACAAGGGCGAGCCGATCATCCCGCCGGGCGACGAGGGCCTCGACGCCGTGGCGATGATGCCGGCCGCCGGCGTGGCCGAGGTGGCCGAGGCGGCGATGAAGCTCATGGCCGGGCCGACCGAGGACGAGGTCGAGGAACTGGAAAAAAACTCCGACGCCAGCCGCTCGAGCTGATGCTCTACCGGCTGGCTCTGGAGGCGGGCGTGATCAACGTCGAGGAGGAACTGAAACCACGGATCAAGCGGTCACAACTGGCGCGGTGGGCGGCCTACTACCGGGTCGAGCCGTGGGGCAACCCGTGGCGGCGGGCCGGGCGGGCGACCGCCCTGATCCGGGCGGCGCTCGGGTGCCGCTACGACAAGGGCGACGAGGAGCGGTTCCTCCCGTCCTATCGCGAGGGTGACGAGAGCCGGCCGGCGGTGCCGCAGACGGACGAGGAGATCGCGGCGGCTCTGGCCGCCCTGCCCGGGCTGAAGAGGGAGCGGACATGGCGGACATCGGCAAGGTACGCGCAGTATTCACGGCCTCGACGGGCGGTCTCGTCTCGGGTGTGAATCAAGCCGTGGCGAGCATGTCGAAGATGGAGGCCGCGGTCGGCAGTCTCCGGAGCGGGATGACCGCGCTCGTCGCGATCCAGGGGGCGCAATTGTTCGCGTCGGTCGCCGGGGCTGTCTCCCGCGGCGTGTCGTCGATGGTCTCCTACGGGCAGGCCCAGGCCGAGGTGATCGACCAGCAGAGCAAGCTCGCGGCCCGGCTCGGGATGACGCTCGGAGAGTTTTCCGGGCTCGCCCTCGCCGGCGACCTGGCCGGCGTCAGCATGGAGACGATCGCGAAGGCCGCGACGAAGGCCGACATCATGTTCGTGAAGGCGTCGCAGGGCTCGAAGGTGGCCCAGGCGGCCTTCGCCGGGCTCGGCCTTTCCGTGGACCAGCTCGGGGGCCTGTCGGCCTCGGAGCGGTTCGACGCGATCGCGGCGGCGATCGCGAAGCTGCCGACCGAGGCCCAGCGGGCGGCGGCGGCCGTCCGGGTCTTCGGCAAGAGCGGCGTCGATCTGCTCCCGATGTTCGCGGGCGGCGCCGAGGGGATCGCCCAGGCCCGCGAGCAGGCCGAGCGGCTGGGGTTGACGCTGACCAACGCCCAGGGGCAGGACGTCGAGGCGATGAACGACGCTTTCACGATGGCCGGCAAGGCGATCGAGGGCGTCGTGAACCAGGTCGTCGCCTACCTGTCCCCGGCCGTGAAGGAGGTCGCCGACACGTTTACGAACCTCGTCGGCTCGATGGGCGGCGCGAACCTCGGCCAGGCGATCGGCGACGGGATCCTCCAGGGGGCGAGGTTCCTCGCCGGGATCGGCGACTGGCTGATCTCCAACCTGTCGAGCGTCTGGGAGTACGTCTCCCAGGTGGGCGGGCAGTGGGGATCCGTGGCCGACGCGATGAATCGGATCGCCGGCTTCCTGTCGGGCGTGTTCAACGCCGCTGAGGCCGGGCTCGGTGTTGTCGTCCTCGGGTTCGGGGCGGTCGTCGAGGGGATCGCGCGGCTCCTCCGGGCCGGCGGGCGGTTCCTCGGTCTCGACACGTCCGGGCTCGACGCCTACGTCGAAGGGGCGAAGGCATTCAACGCGGAGATCACGAAGGGCATCGACCAGAACATCGCCGACTCGAAGGCCGGCTTCGAGCGGGCGTTTGGCGAATCGGCCGCGCCCGTCGGCGCCGCCGTCGCCGGGCCGCTGACGACGGCCCTCGACGGGGCGATCGCCCGGGCCGAGCAGTCGGCCGCGCAGGTGGACACGGCCTCGAGGGCGACGCCCCCGGCGGCGGCCCCGGCGGCCGAGCTGCGGAACGAACAGGCCCTCAAGGGCATCGACTCGCGATCCCAGGAGGGGATCTCGGAGATGTTCCGTCTCATGCGGGGCGGCACGGAAGACGTCCAGGAAAAGCAACTCTCCGTCCTCGAGCAGATCCGCGACGGCCTGGGCGGCCAAGACGACGAGTACCCGTTCGCTCTGGAGGGTGGCTAATGGCTGTCGTCTCCGTTCAGTGGCTCCCCTCCGGGGGCCTCTCCGGAAAACTCGGCGAATCCTACCGGCCCACGGAGAAGTGGCGGGTCCGCGTGGACAACCCGCGCACGTCGAAAATCGCGATCGCCAACTCTACCGGCCAGGGCTACGGCGTGGCGCACTGGGACTTCCCGGCCTGCAAGGCGATGGAGTTCTCCGTCGACCTGGCCGACGACGTCGGCATGCTCTGGATCGTGACCGTCCAGTTCTACGTCCCGCCGAACGGGAAGAAGATCAACGCCGCGACGGGCATCCCCGAGGACTTCTGGCAGGCGTCGGGCGGCACGACGAGCGTCCCGGCGTTCCGTGACCGCGATAACGATCTGATCGTCAACTCGGCCGGCGACCCGATCGAGGGCCTGTCCCGCGAACGCGAGGAGCGCGGCTGGGTCCTGACCAAGTTCTACGAAAACGATACCTGGATGCAGGACCGAAACACCTACTCCGGCTCGACCAACTCCGACCAGTGGGACGGCGAGCCGGCCGGGAAGTGGAAGGTCTCTTTGAAGTCGGCCGACGAGCGGCAGTCGCAGAAGCTCGACGAGAACGACGAGGAAGGGGCGGTGAAGAAGTACGTCGAGACGAAATGGGAGTTTCGCCTCGACCCCGACGGCTGGCAGTTGAAGCCGTGGGACCTCGGCTTTCAGGAGAGGTGCGACTCCAGCGGCACGCCGTCCACCAGCGGCACGAAACGGAAGGTGATCGTCGGCCAGGACGGGAAGCCCGTGAAGCAGCCGGTCGCATTGTCCAACGGCATCGCGAAGGCCGTCGGCCAGGAACCCGACGCGCTCACGTTCAATGTCTACCCGACGACGGCCTTCGGCGCGAAGTTCGGGACGCCGTCGATCGTGCCCGTCCCGCCGGGGCCCTGACGCATGGACCGGAAGGTTCGGTTTACCGAGGACGCCGCCCGCCGTGTCGCCGCGGCGACGCTCGCCTACGAGCGCAGCGGCCGCGACCAGCCGCCAATCCATTTCCGCCAGGGCGGCGACGACGGCGAGCCGATCCGGCTCGGGAAGACGACCGCGATCTGGAACAAGGGATCGGTTGCCACGATCCAGCTCTGGGAGGGCGGGACGCCCGGCTCCGAGACGCAGACCGGGACGCTCGCCGGCTGCGTCAACAAGTTCGCGAACGTGGCGAGCGGGAAATGGGTCGCCGTGGCCCGCGGCCCGCTGAACGGCTGGTACTTGATCGCGGCGGAGTGCTGATGTTCGACCTCCTCGCCCAGACCGATCCGCTCTCCGTCGGCGGCTGGCTGATCATGCTCGTGGCGCTGGGTATGTACCCGGTCGGCATCCTCCTGCCCGGGTGCTGCGGGTGCAGCGGCTCACCCTGCGGCCAGTGCAGCGGCAATCTGCCAAACACCGTGACCGTGACGTTCGGCACGCTCGCGGACGAGATCGCCGGCCCGTACAACCATGAGGTTGAGTTCCTTTCCTGGTACGAAAGCCCGGCCCCGGCCGAGACCGGGCCGTCCTACGGCTACCCCGGGGCTTTCGGCTATCCCTACGGCTGGCCGTCGTCGCCGTCGCAGCCGATGGGCAGCGGGGCCGTGGCCCGGGTCACGACCACGGGCGGGGCGGTGTTCGGCACCGAGGGGGGCATCACAGGCGTCCAGCTCCTGTCGGGCGGCTCCGGCTACGCGGAACGAACCCGGGTGGCCCCGACGCTGACGATCACCGGCAGCGGCACCGGGGCGACGTTCACGCCCACGCTGTCGAGTATCGGCTCGCCGGCCGTCTGGTCGCTCGCGAGCGTGGCCGCCTCCGGCGGCACCGGCTACACCGACGGCGAGACGCTGACGATCACGGCGGCCGGCGGCGACACGGTCGTGAGCAAGGCCACCGCGACGCTCACGGCCAGGCGGCCGCCGACGATCACGGCCACGGCCGGCGGCACGACCGGCAGCGGCGCCACGCTCGCCGTTACGCTGGCCGAGTCGGGGGCGACGCCGAAGGCATGGGTTGTCGCCTCGATCTCCGTGACCAGCGGCGGCACCGGCTACAAGGCCGGCGACCCGGTGACGCTCGCGCACGAGGGCGACGTCGTCGTCTCCGGCAGCAAGGCGGCGACCGTCACGATCAGCGACGAGCGGACGACGCCCGGGTTCGCGGTCGATGCCACCGACGCCGGCGGCACCGGGGCGACGTTCGCCTTCACCTACGTCTACGATCCGACGTTCAACGACTGGGAGCTGACCGCGATCACGGTCACCAACGGCGGCACCGGCTACACGGCGGCTGGCGCGGTGGTGCTGACGAAGACCGCCGACACCGAGGCGACGGGGAACGATGCGGAGTGGTCCGGGACGATCGCCCTCGACTACACGGTCTCCGGCGGCGCGATCACGGGGGTCTCCGGCTGGGGCGTCCCGTTGAACGGCCTCTATGGCTGGCGGCTGGCCGGCATCGTGAACGGGGTCACGTTCAACGGGGCGACGACCTACTACCGGCCGGGCGGGCCGGCCGTCGCCGTGACCGTGACCAACGGAGGCCAGTATTACAACGAAGACCCGAGCCTGCCGCCGCGCGTCGCGACGGTCTCCACTCGCGTCTACCCGGATCGGATGGGTCCGTTCCAGCCGCCGCTTGCGTCGCACGCGCTGATCCGGCCGACGATCGACACGAACACGGCGTCGGCCACGTTCGGCCAGATCACCGCCCTGACGATCGACGCGGCCGGGGCCGGCTATACCTCGAGGACGGCCTGGCTGGGGAAGCGATGTTGCCGGCCGCTGTATGACGGCAAAGCGTTTGTCCTCCAGCGGGCCACGCCGGGGGCCTTCGAGGAGCCCGACTGGTGCGTCTACGAGGGGCAATCGTGCAACGGCTGGGCGGGCCTCGGGGAGACATACCTCCGGCTCGTGATCCCGAATTTCGCGACGCCGCCCGAGCGGTCGGCGCAGGTGCCGACGGGCGCCGGTGGCACCGTCACCGTCCCGCGCGTCGCCCCGCGGCTGCCGTACCTGACCGCGAACACGTTCGGCCCACCCGCACCCTGCCGGATGTATTTCGAGTCGGCGACGCGGCTCACGGACTGCGAAACGCTGAGCCTGACGCTGGAGGCCGGCTCCACGGCGACCGCGACCGTCGTCGGCGGCGGCAGCTACGCGGCCGGCGACCCGACCAAGGTTTGCCTGAGCTGCTGCACGGCCGGGGCGCCGCTCGAGGTCTCCGCGACGCTCGCCTACATGGCACCGCCGGGGTCGCCGACGACGACCGCCGACGAGATCTGGAAATCGGAGTACGACTACTGGCAGGAGGAGGGCTACCCGTCGCCGCCCGGCACCTACGCGCTCCAGTTCGGCTCCGTCTCGACCAACTTCGGCGGAGCGACGCAGACCCGCGGTTGGCGTTTTTTAAACCCCACGACCGGGCTCACGGTCGGGGTGGCGTACGGCGAGTGTGATCGCTGGTTCAACCAGTCCACGCGGTTCCCGGGAACCGTGAGCGAGGAACTGCTGAAGGACGTCTACCGGAATGCCTCCACGCGATACACGGGCCTCGTCCAGTGGGACGACCATGTCGGCGCCTGCGGCTCCGACTGCGACCGCAAATGTCTGTTGCTCGGGTTCTTTGACAGCCCCGGTCGGATGTCCGCGAGCGACTACCCGACCACGAGTACGCCGATCTCCGCGAACGGCACGACCGCCGACGCCGGCTATGAGTTGACGAGCGATTACTACACGACATCGGCCCACAACTCCAACGGCGACACGAAGGCCTTCGCCTTCAACACGTTCCCGCTGACGAAGGAACTGTGCGATCGCTGCCAGTCGAGCGTCTGTAGCCTTTCCGGGAAGACGTTCTCGATCGTGAAAAACTACGGCGGCCTCATCACCCCAGCATGGCGCGTGATCGCCACGCTCACTATTGCATGATCTGCGACTTTTCCCAATCCCTGATCTGCCCACGCTGCGGCTACCGCGCGCAGCATGCGAACACGTTCCGCAATTGCTCGCCGCCGCCGCGCCGCCCGCCGGTCATGATCGGCGACGCCGTGGAGCGGCTACTCGCGGCGGTCGGCCTGACGCCGGCCCGGATCGAGTGGTGGCTGGGCAAGCCCTGCGGATGCAGCGGCCGGAAGGCGTGGCTCAACCGGGCCGGGGTGGCGGTGCAAGAGTGGGTCTCCCGGGCCGTCGAGGCGGCGGCCCGGTTCTACGGCTTCGGGTGAACGGCACCGTGAGGGCGAACGATGCCACGGCTAGAGACGAGCCTCGACGACACCGACGACGACGACACGCCGGATGTCGGCATGTCTGACGACATTCAGTGGATGAGGAAACCAAAGGCCAAGGAGGGCCCAAATGGCAGGCGATCCGATGACCGAGGCCGCAAAGCGGCTCGTGGCCGAGCATCCAAACCACTCCGCCCGCGGGCTGGCAAGAATGCTCGTCGCCGAAAGTAAGGGAGCCCTCACGCTGGAGTCGGCCCGGACAAGGATCCGGGCGCAGTTCGGCCAGTCCGGCAGGAAGCGCGACCGGCAGTACGCCACGGCCCCGCGGCCGGCCCGCCAGCCCGGGCACCGGTTCGCGATGCCGGCTTCGAAGGCCGAGCCGTGGACGCCTCACGACCTGGGCGTCGTCGGGAAGGTCGGGATCCTGTCGGATATCCACGTTCCCTACCATGACCCGATCGCCCTCCGGGCCGCGGTCGATCACCTGGCCGAGGCCGAGATCGACGCGCTCGTCCTGAACGGCGACACGGCCGACTTCTACACGATCAGCCGCTGGACCAAGGACCCGCGAAAGCGCGACCTCGGAGGCGAACTGGCCCAGATCCGCGAGCTCCTCGGCTGGATCCGGCAGACGTTCCCCGAGATCCCGATCCTGTTCAAAAACGGAAACCACGAAGAGAGATGGCGCGCGTGGCTTTGGCAGCACGCCCCGGAGATCTCGGCCGAGCCGGAGATGGGCCTCGCCGCGTGGCTGCACCTGGAGCGGCACGGGATGCAGCTCGTCGAGGACCATCGGCCGGTCATGCTCGGGAAGCTGCCGGTCCTTCACGGCCACGAGAAGGGGAAGGGAATCTCCTCGCCGGTCAACCAGGCCCGCGGGGCGTTCCTCCGGCTCCATCACACGGTCCTCGAGGGGCACGGCCACCGGACGAGCGGACACTGCGAGCCTGATATGTGGGGCTCGGAGGTGTTCTGCTGGTCAACGGGGTGCCTCTGCGACCTCCGGCCGGAATACGCCCGGATCAACAAGTGGAACCACGGCTTCGCGATCGTCGGGGTCCATGAAGGCGGGGAGTTCGACGTCGAAAACCTGCGGATCACGGCCGACGGGAAGGTCCGGTCCTCGTGAGCCCGTACATCCTGACCGACGCGGACCTCGACGAGGCCGAGCGGCAGGCCCGGCGGTTCCAAGGGGCCTGGACTGGCACATCGGGGACGCTAGCGTCGTGGCTGTTCCACGCGGTGACCACGATCAGGGAGGAGCGAAGGATGAAGGAGCAGCAAGGGGACCGGGTGAAGTTCGCCACGGGCGCGGTTCGCTCCGGCGACGCGGAGGCGACGCGCTACGATCTGATCTCGCCGATTGGCCTTGAGGCCGTGGCCCGGACCTGCGCCGAGGGGGCCGCGAAATACTCCGACTACAACTGGGAACGTGGGATGCCGGTTCACGATCTCCTGAACCATGCCCTCCGGCACATCTACCAATACCTCGCCGGCGACCGCTCGGAGGATCATCTCCCGCATGCGGCCTGGGGGCTGCTCGCGGCGATCCACTCGGAGAAGCTCTGGCCGCACCTGAACGCCGGCACGCTCCGCGGGCCGGGCTGCGAGCGGCCGCAGGAGCCGACGCCGTGAGCCCGTTCCTGATCGCCGTCACCGGCGTGATCTACCTCGTCGTCGCCGCCGACCTCGTCTGCCACGGGAAGACGGGACTCGGGATCGCCTACCTCGGCTACGCCTTCGCGAACGTGGGCCTCTACCTGGCGGCCCGCTGACTGGACTCGGGCGCGGCCGCTGGCATGCTGGCCGGCGGTTCGGTTCCACTCACGCGAAAGGATTCGCCTATGAGGTTCGTTGTTTCCTGCCTGCTGATGTTCGTCGCCTCGGCCGCCGTCGGCCAGGATGTGATCGTGGCCCGTCCCCGGTCGGTCGTCGTGACCGCCCAGGATCACGCGGTCGTCCTCGCCCGTCGCGGGGCCCTCGTGCATTCGGGCTGCGGGCAGTGGGAGGGGATCGGAATGGGCTCGACGCCCCAGCGGGCCCGGGAGGCCTGTTGCTACTTCGGCCGCCGGCCGATCGCCGACGAGGGCGTCGCGTTCTCGCCGCTCACCCGGCGCTGGTACGCGGTGATTCGCTACCGCTGACCGGCCGCCGGCTTGCCCCCGGGGGCTCGGCCCCCGGGGGCGCTGGCCGGCGGTTGTGACGGCTGGATCGGTCGCGCCGCATAGGATTCGACCGTCGGCGAAATCCGGGGACGCTACCGCTCACGCGGTCCTGGCTGGCGGCTCCTGGTCGTCTGGCTTGAAGATCCGCGGCATCGCCTGCCACGCCTTCGGGCGGCGTGCATCGACGACACGGGGATCTAGGTAGGACCGCCGCGTGATCCGGTCGGAGGAGTGGCCGAGGAACGCCGTGGCGTCCATCCCGGCCGCGGCAAGGTGGCTGGCCGTGGACCGCCGCAGGGCGTGGAACTGGACGTCGCGGCCGTCCCCGAGGCCGGCCCGCCTGGTGATCGTCTTCCAGCGTTTCCGGAGGGCTGTCCCCGAGGCGACCCACCAGAACACCGTCGGCCCGTTGTGAGCCGACACGGCATCCACGAGGTCGGAAGCCTCCGGGCTGAGTTCGTACACCCGTTCCTGCCGGCGGCCCTTCCTGACCCCGGCGGGGACCGTCAGCGTGGGCCTGTTCCAGCAATGTCGCGGCGTCGAGAGGATCGCCGTGATCCGCTCGCCTGTCTCCAGGCCGACCGCGACGAGGGCCGGGAAGAACGTCCGAGCCGGGATCGGCCCGATCCATCCCGACGCCTGCCGGGCCGCGTCGGCAAGCCGGGCCAGCTCGTCGGCGGTGAACGCCCGCGGCACCCGCTCCGGCACCAGCTCGGGGGCGACCGCCGGCCGGAGCCGCACAAGCCCGCGGGCCTGGGCGAAGTTCCACAAGGCGAGTATCCCGGACCGCTCACGGGCGACCGAGTTTGGGGACAGTTTCGCGCCCCGGGCCGTCAGCCACTGGGAGACGACCAGGTCGTCGAGGTCGTCGAGCAGGGCCGGCCGACCGAGCCACCGGCTGAACTGGTTGATCGCGTGGCGTAGGAGGCGGACGCTTTCGGGCGACCGGCCGCGGAGCCGCAGGGGAACGTAGACCGTGTCGAGAAACGCGCTGAGTGTCATGGTGTGTACCTCCTCCGAATGGATAGTTCACACCTCCGTGTGCTGCCCCCCTTCCGTGGACGGAGGCCGGTTGTTCCGGTTGCTCCGATTGGCCGCGGCACCGTTGGTCCGGAAGGTTCTGTCCCGTCCCCGCCACTGCCAAAGGTTCCGATCCCGACGGGATCGCAACCAGCGGCCAATGAACGCTACGCGGCCCGGGTGGCAAAGGCCAGCCGGGCCGCGGGCGTTGATTCGCAGACCCGCCCGGCTACGTTCGGGACATGACAATGATCGTGGACAAGTCAGGACGACATCTCTGCACCACGGCGGAAGCGGCCCGCGAGTACGGGTGCGGCCCGTCCTACATCCGGACGCTCGCCTCCAAAGGAATCCTCTGGTCGAAGGTAGAATCCCCCCGAGTGGTGTTCTACGATTTGGACCAGGTTCGGCGCGTCGCCAAGGAGAATCGGCAGACGCGAAAGAAACGCGGCGGGCGTCCACCGAGGGGCAACCAAGCCGCCTAACATCAACGGTGGCTTCATGTCCTGGCTGATCTACCTCGTCCGCGCTTGCGCGGCTGGGCTCATTGTCCTTACGGGGTTCGTGTTCCTGCTCGCGTGCGCCTTCTCGAAGGACGCTAGCTGGATGATGTACGGGATATCCTCCGTGATCGCTGTCGGCGGCCTTCTGTCGTGGCCTCGCCGCCCGAATGCCTGGAGGAGAGACCCTCCGACGATGCGGCAAATCGAGTACGCCGACCATCTGGGGATCGCCATCCCGGCGGGCGTCACGAAAGGGCAGCTCTCGGACATGATCTCCGAGGCGAAGGGCGAAGCCCCACAACGCCTGTAAATCAGCGGAAACACGGCCCGGCTAAATTCCCCTTGACCAAAAGGCGATACCTCACTTAGAGTCTCCGTCGGTCATGGATGGCATGGCGGACGCTCGCGGTCGATCGACACGGAGAAACGTCATGAACGCCCATGAAATCGTTGAGGTTGTGATCGTTGTCCTGCGGGTGGTGGTGTCGCTGCTCAGGAACTGAACGGCGATTTTTTCAGCCCGCCAAAAGGCGAAAAGGAGAATTGGCATGGATGCCAGAAACAGTGAACGCATGCCCGGCGACGCGGAGGCCGACGCCGCCTGCCGCGTGATGCAGGACCTCTACGGCCGCCATCTGCGGCTCGGTGATCCGGTGCAGTGGCGGCTCGACGAATGGACGCCGGGCACGACGGCAACGTCGATCGTCTGCGGCCGCCGGCACGGCCGGCTGATCGTGGACTATGCCGGCGAGTTGGTGGAGATCGAGCCCGACCAGATCCTCCCCTTCTGAAGGAGCGGCACGGATGCCAGTCACCAGGAGACGAGCGAGCCGGGAGGACACGGCGCTCCACCGGTCGCTGCACCGGGTAGACCACGCCGCCGCCCGCCGGGGGCGGATGGCTTTCCACATGGCCCGGGCGGCCTGGGCACCGCTGCGGCGGCTCGACGAGTTGCTCCGTGAGATCGACGCCCGCGGCGGCATGGGCCTGGCGGCCGGCCTGCTGATGCGGGCCAGGACAGCCCGCGACGAGGGCTGGCCCTACCTCACGGACGAGAGCGGGGAGGTGTGGAAATGAACACCGCGATCATCGGGATCTGGCTCATCGCCGCGTCGCTCGTCTGGCTGGCGAGCGTGATCGCGGTCGTCGTGATGGGGATCAGTTCGCACATGGAGGCCGGCCGCCGCAACGGATGCGGCGGTCGAGGATGCCGGAGGAGTGCCGGCGGGCAGGGATGCAACACCACGCCGCGGGGGGCGGAGACCGCCCGCGGCTTTTCCCCTGGATGGAAGGAGTGACGATGGCGATTTCGATTCGGAAGGCGAAGCGGTCCGCAACGAAGCTGCGTATCCTGCTGACGAGCCCCAGCGGGGGCGGGAAGACGTTCGGGGCCCTGCTCCTGGCGAAGGGGCTCGGCGGGCGGACGGTCGTGATCGACACCGAGGAGGGGTCGTCCGACCTGTACGACGAGCTGCACGAGTTCGACGTCATCGACCTGAAGCCGCCGTTCACGCCCGAGCGGTACGTCGAGGCGATCTCGGCGGCCGAGGCTGCCGGCTACGAGGTGATCGTGATCGACTCGGTCACGCACTGCTGGAGCGGCAAGGGTGGGTGCCTGGAGCTGGTGGACGACATCGCGAAGGCCCAGTTCCGGGGGAACACCTGGTCGGCTTTCTCGGTGATCACGCCGCGATGGCGGGCGTTCGTCGATGCGATCCTCCGGTCCTCGGCTCACATCGTCTGCACCGGGCGGTCGAAGACCGAGACCGCCCAGGTCGAGGACCACGGGAAAAAGAAGGTCGCGAAACTCGGCATGAAGCTGGAGGCCCGCGACGGCCTCGAGTACGAGTTCACGACCGTTCTCGACCTGGTCCACGACGGGCACTACGCCACCGTGTCGAAGGACCGGACCGGGATCTTCTCTGGCGACCCGAAGCCGATCACGGTCGAGACCGGGAAGCGGCTGGCGGAGTGGCTCGCGGGGGCCGAGCCCGCCGAGGACACGAAGCCACGGCCGGCCCAGCCGCCGAAGGCCACGGCGACGAAACCGACGTTGGCCTCCGGGGCCGAGCTGGTCGAGATCGTCCGGAGCCGAATCGCGGCGGCTTCCACGGTCGCGGCCCTGGGGAAGGTCGTCGACGGGATCGACAACGCCCTGTCGCAGGGCCGGCTTTCCGATGGCGACTGGTCCGACCTGACGGATCTGGCAAACGCCCGGCACGAGGAGATCGAACCCACCACGCAGGAGACCGTCACCAATGGCTGATGCTTTCGACATGCTCGACGACACGTTCGACGACGCCCCGCCGGCCGCCCGGGCCGAGCGGGAGACCGTCCCCGAGGGGAACCATGCCTTCACGATCAAGGCGGCCGAGATCGCGGACGGCCGGCTCTCCGTGACGCTCGTCCACGAGGACGCCCGCTACTACTGGGTGAAGGCGAACCCGCCGACGACCGCGAAGTCGTTCGCGACGATCGCCGGCTCGCTCGCCCGGGTCCTCGGGATGACCGGCGGCCAGTTCCGCGACGCGATCCTCGACGGCGGCGACGGCGTCGTCGGCCGGCGGGTCGGCGCGAGGATCTGGCACAAGGCCGGCGACCGCGGCGGGCTGTTCGCGAACGTCGGCGAGTTCCACCAGCCGGAACCCGAAGCGGCGCCGGCGAAGCCGGCCGCGAAGCCGGCCGCCAGGACGGCCACGAAGAAGGCCGACGCCGCGACGAGGCCGCCGGAGGACGACATCCCGTTCTGATCCATCGCGGCCGCTCCCGGCCGCAGGGGCTCACGGAGGCCCCAGGGGGCGCCCGGCCGGCGGTGGCGAAAACACCGGCACGCGGCACCCGGGAGCGGCTGTCTCCCCGAGACCCGGAACCGCCGGCCGCCCCACGACACGGGGCCAAAACAAGGAAGCACGGAGGACGGATGGACCTGTCGAAAGTCGATCTCTCGTCGATCATCGGCCGCCTCATGTCGTTTGGCGTCCCGCACGAGTACGCGGAGGCGGTCGAGCGGCTGCTCGCGAGTGCCGGCTACGCCCGCTCCGAGGTCGCGTACCTGAAGAAGCGGATCGAGTACCTCCTGGAACACGTCCCGGAGGAGATCCGGAACCCGCCGCCGCCGGCCCCGGCGGCGAGTTGCCGCAGCAAGTGGGAGTGAACATGGGCACCTTCATCGAATCCGACGCCGATCTGCCGCTGGTGGCGCTCTGCCGGCGGCCCCCGGCCCCGCCGCCGGTCGAGGCCGGGCTCGCGGCCGGGGCGGCCTGCCTGGCGAAAGCCGAGCGGGCAGGCTTCGACACTGGCGCCGCTCGGGCCGCGGTCCTCGAGCTGCT